TTTAAAATGAAAAGTCTGAATAAGTTGTTTTGATTTTATATCTTCTGTAAAAATACAAAAAAAGATTTCAATTTTACGACAGACGAACGACGAACTCAATAAAATTGAACACCTATAATTTATCAAACTGTTTATAAAATTGGAGGGACTGTATAATCTTATTAACACTTGCTAAATGCTTCATCATCATTTTATTCTTTTCTTTGTCGGTGCTGTTCATCAGAAGAGAGTTCAAATGAGCAACCTCAATATTACATTTTTGTAAGAGGTCATTAATCAAAGTCGTATCAATCATTATATATTGGATTATTATTTTAATTTTGTAAAGTAGAGAAGTTTAATCCGATAATAATACTGCTGTATAAACCAAAAAAAAAGAACAAACATCTATAGTTATAGTTTATAAATTAGTTTCCAGAAATAGGTTGTAATTATATTAGACTTCGTCATTCGTCATTATATATCTAAAACAAAAATGTATTAAAGAATATTTTGTCTAATAATATAATGACCGAAGAGCAGTTCAAAATACTATTAAGTAATCAAAAAATATTGTCCGAGATATACAGACAAGAGAAATACCAGAGATATATAATGCGAAATAGGGCTGAAAAGATGAGAGCAAGACTTCGTAAGCAAGAGGCTATAAAATTGAACACCTAAAATCTGGAAGTCAGAAAGTCATTAAAATAAAAACAACAGTATTAAACTAAAATGAACGCCAACACCGAAACAGCCCAAGAGAAGAAGGATAGACTTCGCCTCCGTAGAAACCAATTAGCAAGAGAAAGATACGCCAGAAAAAAAGCCCAGACAAAAGCCCACTGCGAGGAGTGTGGTTCCACCGATACTATTACCCACTGGAAAGATTTTGAGAAAGAAGCCGATTACTGCCCAGATTGTAAAGACAACCGTCTGAAGGAGATTGGCTTGATTATCCGCAGGAGCTTTGAAGCCAGAGCACTTTTGAGAGGTTCTGCTGAAGAAGACATCACCAATTTTGTAAAAGAGATGGAGACTTTGATGGTTTCCCGTCTGGCTTAAAAAAAACAACCCCGTATATTTGTATTTGTATTTTGTATATTTAATTAATTAATAAGAATGGGGGTTATTCCCTTTTTTTACACAAGAGACACAAAGTCTATAAAATTGAACGCTTTCAAAATAAAATTGAGATAAATAAATACAAAATAATTAGAAGTATAATAATACAGAATGAACGCAAACGCAAACGCAACTCAACACCCAGTTTTCACTAAACAATATATTTGTAGCATCCGTTGTATGGGATGTAATAAAAAGACTAAAACCAATCGCCATCTGGAGTTTAACAACAAAGACGGAACTCCTTGTGTTATTAATGGCGAACCACTCGTAGTATGTGCTCCTTGTCTATCAGAATTAATGAATAAACAACGAAAAAGTTAGATTATTACCATCAACAATCTAATTCGCTATATTAGATTATTGATAATTGATTATTATATACAATAATTTTAAAATTATTACGCATTTAAATCCAATTCGCTATATAATTAATCTAAAATTAATAATCTAATACAGCATATTAGATTATTCCATTAAAAAATCCAGTTAAAACCCATTTGAAGCCTTATAAGCTGGATTTTTTTCTGTTTGTCCCTTCCATTCGCAGATGTCGGTAAGGTCTCCGATGGGAACAAACAAATGTTCCTTCAAGTCGCAGTCCATCTTTGACCTCGCAAACATCTTCTTACGGTAAGTAGCAAACTTGGTAGCGTCATACTCTACAAAGCAGAGACGGTCTGTGTAGTTAAACAACAATATAAGTGGCTTGGTAAGGTTCATCATCTTATCCAGAGTTATCATCGTATCTGGGTAAGTCATCTTGGAGTTGGTTCTTGACTTGACCTCGTAATCGTAGATGTCGTCGTAGAAGTCGTGATGGTCATACTGGTTGGGGTAGGCTTTGAGTTCTCGCTTGAAGTAGTCAGCAACAATCGGCATTATCTTTTTCTCTTGTTCTTTTCCAAATAAATAGCTTTCACTGTAATGGGGCATTATAACCTAATAGCAGACTTTTTCTTTAAGTATTAATATTCGCTAAATACTTATTTCTAAATAATCTATTTTATTAATAAATAAATCCAAAATAAAAAATGTTTTATAATAGTATAATGGAAACCGAAAACTATCCGATTGACCGCAAAGAAGTTAAGCTCCGAATTAAGACACCTCTCACCGACGCAGATTTAGAAAGACATACTGGTATTAAGGTGGGCGATATTATCAAGTATAGTGAGCTTGATAATTACAAAGATATTACCGATTTGCTACCTACAGACAAGTCATCCAAAGTTATATTAATTGAAGAGAAGTATAATTCTGGGCACTGGGTTTGTATAATGCGATACGGAAAAACAATAGAGTTCTTCAACTCATACGGTGGGAAGTGGGACACCGATTGGAAGTTTATAAATAAGATGATTAGAATAATATTAGGTCAAGAGAGTAATGAACTTACAAGATTAATGGATAAAGCAAAAGCAGATGGATGGAATACAGAGTTTAACAGCCAACGCTTCCAGAAGTTAGATAGTAAGATACAGACTTGTGGGCGTTGGTGTGTCTTTAGAATTGAGATGATGAAGATGAGTTATACTTTAAAAGAGTTTCAAGATTTCGTAAATAAACAAGTAAAGGAACAAGGTGAGAAGCCAGACTTTTTAGTTAGCAAGTGGGTGTTTTAATCTTTGAGAGTAGCCCAAATCTTTAATACAGACAATGATGAGACTTCTACCAGATTGGACTTCTTGGCGTTTGCTTTCTGGGCTCTTATCCTTTCAATACGAGCAATCTGTTTGGCGGTAAGACCAGAGAAGTCGGTGTTGGCGTTGTTAGGGTTCATCGTTCGTCGTATCAAGAGTTGTTGTTTTGTTTTATACCTTCCGAGTATAAAACAAAAAAGATTTCAATTTTTTGGGTTTTCAGTTTTTTGGGTTTTCAATTTTAATTTATTTTTATTTAAAAATAAAATTGAAATGATTTTTCTGGTTAAGTTGAAATGTATATAGTTAAGATAAGATGAGTTCTAAACAATACAATAAAGGAGGACAGAGAAGAACTTCTACCGTCGGTTGCGGATGGTCTTGTAGAGGAAGTCCAAGAGAAGTTGCTGGTAAATTAAGAATACATCACCGAGTGTGTGCTATTTGTAAAGAAACTGAATATGATAAAAATGATTTTCCAGAGTTTAACAAGATGGTAGGTGAAACGAACGGTTGGGGTAATATAAACGCAAAAGGAAAAAATATTACAAAAGCACTTGTTACTGTTATTGACGGCGATAATGGAGCTTCTGTTATATCTGGTTGCGGTAATACTGCCGAGGAGCGTATCCAATCCGTTATAGAAAAAGTATTAATAAAAAGACGGTTTGCTGAAAGTGGGATTGATATTGACCCAGAAGATATTATTATTGCTGAATAGTTTTTATAAATAGTTTGAGTGTGGATTTTACTCTTGGATATTCGTCTTGAAACGCTGGAATAAACCAATCTTCTATTATTTTTTGAAGTTTGTTAAAATGTTTTTTTGTTGTTGCTTCTTTGATGAGACCATCAATATAATACTGATAAGCACTTGCGTATATTCCTTCCTTGTTAGTAGCTTGAATAGCTTTAGAGTTCTTAAACTTTAATTGTTGTTTTCTAAAATCGTTAAGCCTTTCGTCGTAAGTCATCGCCGAATATTTTTCGTATTCTTCGTTTATCTTATTAATCTGACTTAACAGCTTATCTAATTTGGCTTGGTAAGGGTGTTTTTTGAGTTTTTCTTTTTCGTATTCTTTTGAAAGTTCCTTTGCTGGTTCTAAAATAGTATTATCGTATTTAATAAACTCTGGTGAGCGAGACATCTGGTTATATTATATTATTATTATATTTAATGACGAATGAAGAAGTATAATATAACTACAACCTACTTTTGAAACTAATTTTATAGAAGATTTATTCCTTGATGTAGTTGTTGATGCTTGTATCTACAGATGTTCCCATTTCAGCCACATCTTTCTTTAAGTTTTTCAATGTGTCGCCGTATTTGTCCGTCAAGTTGATTGCTCGTAGCATACTCACTCCGATTTTTTTTCCAAATATTTTATTTA